CGATATCCGCATATTTTCAGCACGGCCGAGAAAAATTTGAAGCTGTGATTCCGAAATTGCGAAAAATCGTACAAGATCATTCCCTAGAACAGTTTTCAGTGTATTGGGATAAAGATTATGATTTCTTTAAGAGGAGATGGATAGAAAAATATAGAACAGGGCGATACCCCTTAGTGATCTATCCGGAGCCACCTGGATATAAAGTTGAAGATGGTGGCGATGTAAAGGTTTACGACGACAATCTCGTGAGAGAACTGCGCGAATTGTCGGACGCATGCATCGGTCAAGCAGTGGAGCCTGACTCCACACCACTTTTTAGTGGAGGTGAAGCTGACCAAACAGTGCTACAATTGGGGCACTAATTATACTAAGTGTACCTGATTCATTCATAGAGTATAGACATTTATAAATATTTACAATTCATAACAAATTCATTTATAGCATGCATAGAAAACCTTTCGTTCGGTCCACCCGCGAACCGGACAGTGGTTAATTTATTTGCACAATCACAAGTTGTCGACCAAACGGCAGCTTCAACAGCGGGACAAACGTCATCTAATTTAGTGACGTTTTCGGAGGTAGCGTCCTCCATGGTGAATACAATCTCAGCAGGTGATGATCCTACTAGATATAAAGCATCCAATTCCGATGATTCTTTGCACGACTTTATGTCGCGCCCTATAGAAATCTACCAAACATTGATAACACCTGGTACAAAAATTGCAGTGAATTTCAATCCTTGGAAAGAATTTTTAGAGAATAAGCGTGTAATTAACAGGATTAATAATTTCAACAACTTACGTGGAAAATTACATGTCAAATTCATGATCAACGGAAATGGCTTTTATTATGGTAAGATAATAGCATCCTATTTACCTCTAGCTCAACTTAACGACCTAGAACTCCCACATACAATTGGAGATCTTGGTGATATTTGTTTAGCAACACAGAGGCCCCATGTATTCTTAGACCCCTGTACATCAACAGGTGGTCAATTAGATTTACCCTTCTTTTGGTATCGTGATAGTCTTTGGATACCACAAGCTGAATGGGAAAATATGGGAAAGATTTATATAGAAACTATAAATCAACTAAGGAATGCTAATGGATCTACAACACCGGTCAGAATATCGTGTTTTGCTTGGATGTCAGATGTACAGTTATCATGTCCAACAACACGTGACACAACAGCGCTAGTCGCACAATCTGAATACAATGAGGGAGGTATTATATCACGCCCACTTACTGCTCTGTCTAATATTGCAAGAAGTGCTGCGGGCTATATGCCTTCATACAAACCATTTGCAATGGCAGCCTCATCAATTTTAGGAGTGTCTGCTGAAATAGCAAAAGTATTCGGATATTCTAGACCACCAGATATATCTTCACCAGTGCGTTACACACCAAAACCGTGTTTCAATCTATCGCATTATGATGTGATGGATAAGACGACGAAATTGTCACTTGATTCGAAACAAGAATTGTCGATTGATCCGAGAATTTCTGGTTTGGGGCCTGAAGACCCTCTTACTATTGATTCTCTGGTGACACGACAAAACTATATTCGATCAATTAACTGGACGACATCTCAACAGTCAGGGACTATAGTTGAGGGCCTTTTAGTTTGGCCCTATCACTATGTTGTTAATTCAACAGCCCTAAATAATGTCCTCCCGTCGTATGCCCTACCAGTACTTGAGGCTAAGTATTGGCAAGGTGATATGGTTTTGCGAGTCGAAGTAGCGTGTAGCAACTTTCACAAAGGCAGACTACTGATAATGTACGACCCGGCAGCAACTAGTCCAGGAGCTATTACTCCAGAAACTAATGTTGCCTATTCTTACATATTAGATATTGCAGCTGAAAAAGATGTTACCATTGAGATACCGTGGTCGCAGCCATCGGCTTTTGGCCATCGAGCTATTGACTACCCTTTGGATAACACACCAGGAACCACTCAAGCATCAGCTACATCTGGTGCAGACAACGGAGCAGTTGCAGTTTTCGTTTTAAACGAATTAACAGCTCCAGGCGCTTCCACAGCTCCAGTTGAGATTAATTTCTATGTCTCCTGGAAGCCTGGTTTCAAGATTGCCGGTCCCATTGCTACATATGATCAAGTAGGTTTCGATGCATTAAGTGTCGGACTCTTACCCAATCTGGCCAACGTGCCAGCTTTAGATGCGCAGGCTGAACAAGTTGAAGCCGATGCAGCAAAAGTAGATCACGATCCGACGAATGAGCAGATCGATTTTACAGCAGGGACCATAGCACCAGAAAATATGGAAATGCTAGTTTATGGTGGTGAGGATATACGAACAATGCGCGCTTTTATGAAGAGGCCCAATTTACTTAGAATTTGGCCCGTGCCCGTTGCTTCAGGTTTCACATTGTACGTAGATGAAGTATTGATGCCTAGAGCACGAGGGTATTATTCAAACCCAGGCTGGGCCAATGGCTTCGAGTACAATCGCAATAGTTTCTTAACGCTCGGAAGGTATGCTTATGCAGGCTTCCGTGGAGGTATACGGTATAAGATGTACACGCCCACTAAAGGCGTAGACGTTGCATACGCTTTCTCCAAAAGCGATAAAGCATATAACTTAACTGCCTACACGATCACACATAATTTTGGTCCAGGTAATTCTAGTGGTGATGGTTTGATAGAATCAAGATCCTTAGTTAGAAATCTTGATATCTTATCAAATACGCCTCGAGAGATGCAATATTCCAATCAGACTCCAGCAGTGGAGGCGGAATTTCCATTTTATTCTCGAATGCGTTTCAAGCCAACCTCTGCTCAAGATTATGATGAGAGGTTCCCAGATAACCCAGAAGAACCAGGTAAAGTTACTTATATGCGCGTTAATGAATCAGCGACAAACTCTGTAGCAAGAGAGTTCGTATCCGCAGGTGAGGATTTTCAGTTGTATTTCTTCACAGGTTTGCCTCCTGTGGTGAAGTATACAGATCCATTTACCGCTTAGGATTGTTATTCGTCATTTTTAGATATAACACCTAACAAACAACAACCCGTTTATCACAATATTTTAGACCGTGATGAACACCCTTAGTACCTTACTGTAGG